TGAGATCGAAGATCTACCAACTGACTATGTACACGGTTTAGACTTCCGTATCGCTAAGACTAGCAAGGGCGGATATGCTGACTATTCTACTTCAAAGTGGGGTCGTCGTGAACGTGCTATCAGTGATAGTGATGTTAAGTCTATCAATGCACATGGACTGTTTAATCTAAAGGATTATCTCCCCAAGAAGCCAACTGATGTTGAGCTAAAGGTTATCAAGGAGATGTTTGAAGCATCAGTTGATGGTGAAGCATATGACGCAGAGCGTTGGGGACAGTATTACCGCGCAGCTGGTATGAGCCAGGCAACTGGTGATCCGAACACACGCACTGCTGCTAAGGTTACTGCTGCCGTTGCTGAAGATGACGATGTGCCTTTTGATACAACACCTGCAAAGACAGAGACTGTTTCTAAGCCTTCCGGTGGAGATAGCAAGTCCTCAGATATCCTTGCAATGATCCGTTCAAGACAATCTAAGTAAGATAAAAAAAGAGTGGGGGCAAGTCCCCCACTATCTTTTCATTATGGAGAATCCTTATGGCTAAAATTTTTGATGTTAGTAAATTTAGAAAGACTTTGACCAAGAGTATCGATGGTCTCGGTGTTGGGTTTAATGATCCTACTGATTGGATCAGCACAGGTAATTACGCACTAAACTATCTCATTAGCGGCGACTTCAATAGAGGCATTCCTCTTGGTAAAGTCACTGTGTTTGCAGGAGAATCAGGTGCAGGCAAAAGCTACATCTGTAGTGGAAATATCGTCAAGTATGCACAGGAGCAAGATATCTTCGTAGTGCTTATTGATAGTGAAAACGCATTAGATGAGAAGTGGTTACATGCTCTAGGAGTTGATACTAGTCCAGAAAAACTTCTAAAGCTTAATATGGCAATGATCGACGATGTTGCTAAGACTATCCATGAGTTTATGAAAGAATACAAGACGATGGCCGATGGTGAACGTCCTAAGGTATTGTTTGTATTAGATAGTCTAGGTATGCTACTTACTCCGACTGATATCAATCAGTTTGAAGCGGGTGATCTAAAGGGCGATATGGGCCGTAAGCCTAAGGCACTGACAGCACTCGTGCGTAACTGCGTTAATATGTTTGGATCCTACAACGTAGGTATGGTGTGTACTAATCACACGTATGCTTCACAGGATATGTTTGACCCTGACGATAAGATTAGCGGTGGCCAGGGCTTTGTTTATGCTAGTTCTATCGTAGTAGCTATGAAGAAGCTAAAGCTCAAGGAAGATGAAGATGGTAATAAGGTTAGCGAAGTTAACGGTATCCGTGCTAGCTGTAAGATCATGAAGACTCGTTATAGCAAACCTTTTGAAACACTACAGATCAAGATTCCTTATGAGACTGGTATGAATCCCTATAGTGGTTTGCTCGAACTCTTCGAGAAGAAGGGCGTTATCACACAGCAGGGCAACCGACTGAAGTATGTTGATTCTAAAGGCAAGGAATTTTTAGAATATCGCAAGCAGTGGACTGGCGAATTGTTGAATATGGTAATGGAAGACTATATACATAAGAAGCCAGCAGAGTTACCTGATAATGTTCTGTTGGTTGACCACGAAACAGGAGAAATACTGGGATGAACGAAGCACTATTTTTAGAGATCTGGGATCTAATGCGCGAGTATGGAGATAAGAAACAGACTAGCATATTTGCTGCTAAGTTTGCAGATCTACTTAGTGAGAATGGCATCAAGGAAAATACTTTAGTTAGTATGATGGGCCATGATGACGATCTAGACGAAGCTTTAAAAGAAATACTCGGAACTGAGGACGACGAAGACGACTACGGATATGATGACGAGTAATCAATGACATGGTATACTAAAGTAAGCCAAGACATCACTAACATTCCTCTGGCTATAGATTTCTTTGAACGAGAACTACTAGATGCTAAGAAAGAAGTTAAGATAGTTGGAAATATCGAAAAGGCTTCCGCAAATATGCCCGGAATCGTTGAGCATCGATATAATCAATTACAAGAGATAGAGGCTATACTAGAATACCTTAACATCGAGCTTCGCCGTTTACGCAGCCAATTCTTTAAGAAATATCTAGAGAATTACCAACGTGCTCTGTCCAGTAGAGATGTTGAGAAATACGTAGACGGCGAAAGCGATGTAGTTGATTATGAAAAGATCATAAACGAATTTGCGTTGTTACGTAATAAATGGTTAGGAATAATCAAAGCATTAGATATCAAACAATGGCAATTAAGCAACGTAATCAAATTACGTGTAGCAGGTATGGAAGATGCGAGTCTATGATGTTTATAGAAGATTTAGTAGCCAGTATTGCTGATGACGATCGACAGATTTCTAGATTGCCCGTCAAGGATGCAAATCTAATAAAAAACATCGCTCGCCAATTAAAAAACGGTACCTATCTAACTGAAGGTCAAGCTAATCTATTAATAAAAGTTTTAAAAGAAAACTTTTTTAATTTAACTATACCTAATCTAGCTTTGTTTCTAGATCTTCCCGCTTTCAAATATAAGTTTAGGGTGCTAGATACTACTAAGAAGATATTTCTCTATAGCGATAATGTTATAGGAATAAAATATCCTTTCAACAATAAACTTAACAATCTAATAAATTCTGTCGTGGGCAGTAGATATGTTGAATTTAGTAAAAAGGATAAATCTTACACAGTTCCTTTGACTACGAAAAATATCTATGAGTTAGTCTCTAGTTTCCAAACTTACGGATTCGTCGTAGATGAAAAGATAATGGGCTGGTATCAGGAAATTAAAAAGATCAAGTCTGATGCAGAATCTTATGTACCTCTGATTGATTTTGATAACGCATTATATTTGAAAAATACAAATCAAGTTATCTTAGATTACTATAACTCTAACAGACGTTTAGAATTAGTAGCTGATCTGTTCCTAGCAAAGACTTTGGGATTAGAATTCAGCAGTATAGTAAAAGAAAAGCTTGATCAAGAAGATATCAGCAGTCTCACTAAATCTATATTTAAATCTAACAAGAACAAATTCTTTTTGTCTAATAAAAAGCACAGTATATCAAATGTTGTCGGTTCAATGAAAGAACTACACTGCTGGCCTATAGTGATCATGTTAGAAGACAATAACCTCAATGGTTTAGAAAATTGGTTTATTGATCTAACAAATCAAGGCATAGATGCTAAACAGATGAGTGTGCTTTTTAGGAGCACTAATAACAAGGATTTAAATAACTTTATCAAATCAAAGCAACTCAACAATCTAGTCGACGATAATACTAAAGTCGTATTCGTAAAGCAAAAGATACCTAAGCTGCTATTTAAAATACCCTTTAAACCAAAACTATTAATCTGTTCGACTAGGTACTACGCACACTACACTGCTGCGAAAATGGTTGACTCTCATCCATTAGTGTTGTATTATACAGATCAAGTATCAAATTTAGGTAATGACATTGCAGAGTTGTAAGTTAATCATTAAAGATGAAGTTAATATCAAGTTTGAAGGTTTGAGTTTAGAAGCACGAAGAAAGCTGGCTAACAGATTTAAATTTGAAGTACCTTGGGCCCGATATCAACCCAGCTATCGATTAGGTAGATGGGATGGTACCGTTGCGTTCTTTGGCGTCGGCGGTACGGGCTATATCAATCAATTGAGTGAAATCCTACCAATACTAGATGATCTAGATTATGATGTTGAGATAGAAGATCTACGTACATATCAATTGTCTGCTTTTGAAAAGATCGCAGAAGATTTTTGGGGAGACAAGGTTTGGCCAAAAGGACATAGGTTCGAAGGAGAACTTATAAGACTGCGCGACGATCAGGTCGAAGTAGTCAATAACTTTTTAGAAAATCCCCAAGCACTACAGGAAGTTGCTACTGGCGCTGGCAAAACTATCATGACTGCTACACTCAGCAAGATATGCGAGAGATATGGCAGGACGATGGTTATCGTTCCGAACAAGAGCCTAGTGGAGCAGACAGAAGAAGACTATCGTAATGTTGGATTGGATGTCGGTGTCTACTATGGAGATCGTAAAGAACTTAACAAGACACATACTATCTGCACTTGGCAGAGCCTAAACATCCTAGATAAGAAGAGCCACGATACTGAAACATTAACATTAGCTGAATTTACCGAAGGCGTTGCTGCTATTATCATCGATGAGGTACATCAAGCCAAAGCAGATGTCCTAAAGAAATTGCTAACAATCAATTTTGCCAATGCTCCAATACGTTGGGGATTGACTGGAACTGTTCCCAAAGAAAAATTTGAGTATGAATCTATACGCTGTTCGATCGGCGAAGTCATACATAGAGTTACAGCTAATCAGTTGCAAGAAAAAGGAATTCTAGCACAGTGTCACGTTAACGTGCTACAAGTAACTGACATAAAAGAATTTCGTAACTATGCAGATGAATACAAATACCTAGTCACTGATTCGACTCGATTAGATTGGTTGTCGGCTAAGATAAAAGAAATAGTAGCTACAGGTAATACATTAGTTCTAGTCAATAGGATTGAAACAGGTGAAATGCTGATCGAGAGGATACCGGATGCTGTATTTGTTAGCGGAAAAGTTAAAACAAAAGATCGAAAAGATGAGTATGATGAAGTTAAAACAAGCGACGATAAGCTTATTGTTGCGACCTATGGAGTTGCTGCTGTGGGTATTAATATTCCTCGTATTTTTAATCTGGTACTGCTGGAGCCCGGAAAGAGCTTTGTCAGAGTTATCCAGTCTATTGGACGCGGTATCCGCAAAGCAGAGGACAAGGACTTCGTACAGATCTGGGATATAACATCATCTTGTAAATATGCCAAACGACATCTTACAGAACGTAAGAAATTTTATAAGGACGCGAAGTATTCCTTTGTAGTCATAAAGACAGACATTTAAAGTGAGAATAAAATGCAGATACTAACACTAGATAACAAGACATTTAATTTAAATAATTTACCAGATGAGATAGACGAGGATCTAAGATTTAGCGTACTAGATAACAGTAATCCCAACGAACCTGATTTCTTTTTTATACCTTTGGTTTTCTTGGAGAGTTTTAATGCTCCTGCGGTAGTGCTTAAGATTGGAAACTATCAAGTACAGATGCCATTAGATTGGAGCATAGTAGTAGGATGCCATGAAAGCGGAAATGATCTAGAAGTTATATCTCTGACAAGCCTCACCAACAGAGGGTTTGATGCATTTGTTTTTAATCCTATCAGTGACTTTAAATTTAGTTTCTTAGAAGTAGAAATACTAAATGTCTATATGGATTTCAAATGGTATTTTCCTAAAATGAAGAACGGACAGCTGTTAGCAGTGCCGCTGAGAGAAGGTGACGAACCGCCTTGTGTATTCTTTGTAAAAGACATAAGTAGACAGAGTGAGATAATTCAGTACGCAAAGTTGATGTAGATGGATAAAGACAGTGACAAATTTATATTTGAATCTCCTAATGGTGGAAGAACTGTCTTTAAAAGATTACCTCAACATACGGAAAGAGAAATAGTACAAGATCTTCCAGATCTGTTTACGTACTTAGAATTTAATGAAATTAAAAGACTAGCAGAAACGAACGCATCAGTTAAAATAGCTCTTGATCATTTGCTGTTAATATACTATACTATTAAAGATGACAAAGATCCCTCTTAAAGAAATAATAGCCGCTATAGATTTAAACAGCAAGTCCTTATGGGATGAGCTAGACGATGAGCAGCGCAAGGCACTGAAAAGCGAGCTTTGGATCCTAAACAGATATGCTAGCAGCGTAAAGACCAATAACACAGAGCAAGCACAGCATTATGTGCTAGCGGTAAATGAATATTTTAACAAGAATTGGTTTGAATTAAGCAAGCATCCAAAGCTACAATGGCAGTTGCTATGTCAGGCTAACTGGGATAAAAAGACTGTATTCTATCACGAATGGATAGGATTAGCCGGAAAGAAAAAAGGTCAAGGTAAGAAACTTAAGATACTAGAATCTTTATATCCAGATATGAAATCAGATGAACTAGAACTGTTAGCGGAGATAAACACCAGTGCTGAAATTAAAGACATCGCCCGCCAGCTCGGTTGGGAAGAAAAGGAACTTAAAGATCTCTGAGTACAGCTGCAGATTTTGTGGAAAAGGCTTTGTTAAGGAAAAGACCTTAGCAGTGCATATGTGCGAGCCTAAACGCAGATATATGCAAAAGGATGAACGCAGGGTACAGAGTGGGTTTTATGTTTATAATAGATTCTATAAGACTACACAGAACAGCCGAGAAGAAAAGACCTATGAAGATTTTTGTAAGAGTCCCTATTACAATGCTTTCGTAAAGTTTGGTAGCTTTATGAGCAATGTTAATCCTCTCTATCCAGATAGGTATATAGATTGGATCGTCAAGAGCGGAGTTCCGTTAGACAAATGGTGCAGAGAAGAACTATATGACAAATATGTGCTAGACCTAATAAAGAGTGAGCAAGTGGAGTCTGCCTGCGAACGCACAATAAATACTATGTGCGAGTGGGGAGACAAGAATAACGCACAGTGGAACCATTACTTTTTATATGCTAATTTGAATAGATTAACTTATGATATTCGAGACGGCAAGGTCAGTCCTTGGGTGTTGTTAAATTGCGATAATGGAATCGCATCACTTAAGAAGATGACAGATGATCAATTACAGACTATCGCTCCTATGATAGATTTGGTTTTTTGGAACGATCGCTTTAAGAATCACGTGTCAGACCTTGAATTTGTAAAAAACATGATCAAGGAAGCGAGGGTTTAATGTATATCGACACTATGGGAAAAAATTCTGTTGAAGCTGTAGATCTAAAGTATAAAGTATTAACCGATGAAGACTCTGGTGTACTTTATGTAAAGTTTACAGGATTCGAAGGCAAAGAACAACTAGAGCAATTTGCTGAATACTTAACTAATCACTTACCATTATTACTTTTTAATAGCGACACGGAGCATTAATGGATATCGACATTGATTTTTCAGATCGCAACAAGATATTAGATCTAATAGATCATCGCGTGGCGATGCGGAAAGATAAAGGGAAGTCTGTCAAGCATAATACTGGAATCTATGCGCAAGAGATACCTCACGATCCTTTTACTAACCTGTCTACTATAGATTATGAGACAGCAGAATCGAGAGGCTATTTCAAGATAGACTTCCTCAATGTCAGCATATATGATGGGGTTGAGAACGAAGAGCATTTACAGCGTTTATTAAATATAGAACCATTGTGGATTCTATTAGAACACAGAGAAATAGTAGAAAAGTTATTCCATATCAATGCACACTATGATCTAGTGAGCAAGCTAAAACCAACTAGCATAGAACAGCTGGCAGCAGTATTAGCTATCATACGTCCTGCTAAAAGATATTTAAATGAAAAAAGTTGGAATGAAATAATGAGAGAAGTATGGGAGAGACCTGCTGAAGATCAATATTTCTTTAAGAGATCACACGCTATCGCATATGCTTGTGCTATCGTAGTGCAGCTTAATCTAATATGTGAGCAATTATTAACGACGTCGAACTAACTGTACGTGCCTTCTCTTAACACGTTTTAGCATTATGTTGTGAAGATTAACTATAGGACCAATTGATACATTAACATCTTTGGTGCTAAAATTCTTAATAGCATATTTAAAATATTCCATTTCTTTACGCAGATATATGTTGATGGGCAGCATACGATTTGATTCCCACCACCAAGCTTCACCCATTTCTAAAAATAATTTCTTATCGCTTTCGCTTTTTAAGATATTATAATCGTAAATGCTAGTGATGCTCGTATCTTGATTGATAACTATGCATACATATTCTTGATTACCATATGTTAGAATAGTTATAAACGGAAATTGATCTTGTATCTTTTCAGTTAAATTAGTCATAAATATAAAAAAGGATCCTTAAAGATGATTAAACAGTCCGCGTATTTATACCCAAATCGCCAAGACCTTTACTCTAATTTGGATCCCGTTCAGACAGGATATAGAAAAATGTATGCTAGGACACTGCGACTACATAAAGGTATAGATAACACTTTTGAACTTAGGCTCTTAAACAATGATCAGAAGTTACTTAATGTTGTTGGTTCTACCCTCTACTGGTTGTTGCTCGATCGAGATACTAGCAATTTAATATATCAGATGCAGTATACGCTACAGGGTCCGGAAAATAGCCTAGTGAGGTTAACTATACCAGAAGCCGATCTCGAACCTATCAATAGCGGAAAATATATGTATAGCGTTTACCTAGTCGATATTTACGGAGTTAAGAGCATACTCTATGGAGATAGCCAGTTTGGACCTACGGTAGCAGTAGAAGTAGTAGCCAACAGTTTTCCTCAGGTATTACCTAGTGTTGCTATTACTGATTTCTTTACTAGCGATCAACTAAGTTATCAACAACCAGATCGCAGTCTATATACTAGTGCTATCTATGCTGATCCAGAAAAGAACAGCAACAACAACGCTCTTCATACGGCACAGATAAACAGTACCGATTTCTACGGAGCAGTAAACATAGAAGTGTCTATGGAAAATGCTATAGGTGATGTTGTTAAATGGTCTACATTGACTAGCCAACCTATACAGCCATCTGATACCGTAAACTATATCAATTTCTATGGCGTGTTTGGCTTTGTAAGATTCCGTGTTGAACCGGACATCACTAACACAGGAACGGTTGACAAAATCCTATATAGAAGCTAATATATACTCATGGACCTCCATGACGAACTGTTAGCATTAATTTCTAATAAAAAAACTACACCTAACGGGTGGACTAGTTTTAATGCTCCCTGCTGTGTACACAATGGTGAAAGCCGAGATACCAAGAAGCGCGGTGGTGTGAAACGCACAGACGACAATGGTGTGAGCTACCATTGTTTTAACTGCGGATGGAAAGCCAGTTGGAGACCAGGTAGGAATCTAGGCGCACGTATGAAAGACCTATTCCGTTGGAACGGGGCATCGGATGAGCAGATCAATCGCCTAGCGTTTGAATGCATGAAGATAGAAGCAGGTAAGCTAACAGATACGAACGGCATTATAACCCTACCTGTGTTCGTGCCTCGTGACTTTCCACCTAACAGCCAACGGATAGATGCAGATCTAATAACAAGAGAAGAGCGTGTTATTCCAGTAGTTGAATATATCTATTCAAGGGGGCTAACACTAGATGACTTTGATTTCTATTGGAGTGAGAGATATGCAGATAGATTTATCATACCGCTGACTGTAGATCAAAAACCTGTTGGTTATATCGCACGTAAATGTGGCAAGGGAAATCCTAAGTATCTAACAGAGCATCCTGCGCACCTAGTATTCAATCTAGATCGACAGGGATATGATCGTAAATTTGTTTTGGTATTTGAAGGTAGCATAGATGCAGTGTTACTAGGAGGTGTCGCTGTATTGACTAATGAGATATCAGCACAGCAAGCACAGCAGATCAACAGCTTAGGTAGACAGGTAATAGTAGTTCCGGATCGAGATAAAGCTGGAGAATCTATGATACGACAGGCTATCGAACTAGGGTGGGCGGTGGCATTTCCAGAATGGGCCGAGGATATTAAGGATGCAGGTGATGCAGTTTTAAAATACGGCCGTTTAGCTACCATGCTAAGTATATGCAAAAATGTAGAAACTAGTGATCTAAAAATTAAACTGAGGATGAAGTTATGAAAACTTTCTTGATAGAACTTTGGAATTTAATTTCTTGGCCTTACAAGGTCTTTAAAGACAAGCAACGATACAAGAAGAGATTAGCTGAACTACGCAAAAGGGACCCGTTTATATACAAATGATCACATGGGGAATTTCGGCTAATAGCCACGACGCTGCTGTAGCAGTATTTGACAATAACAGTTTGATGTTTGCAAGCCAAACAGAACGTTTTAGCGGGATAAAGAATGACGCTAACATACCCGCTAGTATGGTACAGTACCTGAAGAAAAAATATGGTGATCCAAAAGAAGTATTTTGGTATGAGCGTCCTCTTAGTAAAACATTTAGACAGCTGTGGGCAGGGCAGGGCTGGAAATGGCGAGATAACGATATTAGGACTTATCTAGAAGATCGAGATATAACTGCTAATATCACTTACACGGATCATCATCTGTCTCACGCCGCAGCAGCATACTATACTTCTCGTTTCAGAGAATGCGCTGTTCTAGTAGTAGATAGCATCGGAGAATGGGATACTGTTAGTGTATGGAAAGCTAGCGACTCTAAGCTAAAGAAAGTTTGGACTAGGTCCTATCCCAATAGCCTCGGACTGTTTTACAGTGCTATGACACAGCGTGTCGGACTTAAACCTCAAGAAGACGAGTACATACTCATGGGTATGGCCGCATATGGAGATCCACACAGGCTCAAGGATCAAATGTATGCAGATATGTTCTCCAATGACGGAGTAAAGAAAAACCTGCATAGGGGCTATGCTAATTGGTTGTTTAGCTTAAACACTACACAGGATCTATTTGATATAGCCGCTGCTACACAGTGGATATACGAGAGAGAATTTGAGAAACTGTTGATGATAGCCAGACACCATACTGGTAGCGATAATCTAGCATTAGCTGGAGGATGTGCGCTTAACTGTGTGGCAAATGTGTTAGCTTGGCGACAGTTTAAAGATGTATGGATATTTCCTAATCCAGGAGATAGTGGATCGGCTGTTGGTGCTGTACTGGCACACAAGAAGAAACATATAAAGTGGAATCACTGTTTTTGGGGACATAATATATCAGGCAACTATCCCGTACAAAAAGCCCTGCTAGATTTAACGACTACAGGCATCGTCGGAGTAGCTAATGGTTCTGCGGAGTTTGGTCCCAGGGCACTGGGAAATCGTAGTTTGTTAGCAGATCCTACTACACTAGATATGAAAGAGAAAGTCAACACGATCAAACAGAGACAACAGTTCCGACCTTTCGCACCCGTGATATTAGAAGAGCTAGCCGACGAGTATTTTGATTTAAAAGGTAAAGATTCTAGATATATGCAGTATGCAGTCAAGTGTCTGAAACCAGAATCTATACCTGCAGCACTACACGTAGATGGAACCTGCAGGGTACAGACTGTACCGTATAGCAATCATGGACTACGTGTGTTACTAGAAGAATGGTATGAACTAACCGGATGTCCTGTATTATTAAACACAAGCCTAAACATCAAAGGACAACCTATGGTAAACGATCTCTGGGGTGCGAAGTGTTTCGAAGAACGATACAATGTAAACGTACACACTTACGAAAAATAAGATTGCTATACCAACAGGGAGATAGTATAATAAACTATGGCAGATTATAATTACGACATACAGAAACTCTATCTTGAAATGTTCTTGGCAGATGCAGAAACATTTGTGCGTTGCCAGAACATATTTGACAGCGAGAACTTTGATCGTAGATTGAAATCTACAGCAGATTACCTAAAGACTTATGTTGACAAATACAAGGTGATGCCCGAGCTACGCATCATCAGGGCCGAGACCGGGTTAGACCTATCGGATGCTACAGATGTTCCTAAAGAGAACTATGACTGGTTGCTAGATGAATTTGAGAGATTCTCTAGACATAAGGCGCTGGAAAGGGCTATCTTAGAGTCGGCAGACCTATTAGAAAAAGGCGAGTATGGTCCAGTAGAAGCCAAGATCAAAGCAGCAGTGCAGATAAGTCTAGCTAAAGATATGGGCACAGACTACTTTGCTGATCCTAGGGCGCGACTGCTGATGCTTAAAGACAACAACGGACAGTTGAGCACAGGATGGAAAGCTGTTGATCAGAAGCTATATGGTGGATTCAATCGAGGTGAGCTTAACATCTTCTGTGGAGGATCTGGCGCAGGCAAGAGTCTGTTCTTGCAGAATCTAGCTGTTAACTTTGCGAGTGTTGGACTTAATGTATTGTATGTTACGCTCGAACTTAGTGAAGCACTGACTAGTATGCGCATTGATAGCATGATCACAGGTATCACTACCCGTGAGATCTTTAAGAGCATAGACGAAGTAGAACTAAAAGTACGGGTGGCAGGCAAGCGCAGCGGAGCTATACAGGTCAAGTATATGCCCAGCGGTAAGAATGTAAATGATCTACGTGCTTATGTCAAAGAGTACAGCATACGCAAAGGACATACTCCAGATGTTATCTTGATCGATTATCTAGATCTACTGATGCCCATATCGATCAAGATCAGTCCTGAGAATCTATTCATCAAGGACAAGTATGTGAGTGAGGAATTGCGAAACTTTGCTATGGAGATTGGTGCCATCACTGTAACAGCAAGCCAGCTGAACAGAGCAGCAGTGGAAGAAGTAGAGTTCGATCATAGCCATATCAGTGGTGGACTATCTAAGATCCAAACAGCAGATAACGTGATTGGTATCTTTACTAGCCGTGCTATGCGTGAGCGCGGACGCTATCAGATACAGTTTATGAAGACTAGAAGTAGTAGCGGCGTAGGGCAGAAAGTTGATCTAGCGTTTGAT